CACCTAAAATACTCTTCTAGTAATGCCCATCTATTAACTGGCATTGTTGAACCAGATATGTATCTTACATCAAACTTACAAGAAGCATAATCGTTCCATTTTTTTATAGCATTACCAAAGTCATTATATATTGGTTGATTAATAACTACTGATCTTTCTTCAAAATTCTCATCACCAGCGCCCGGCTGGACAATCCTAAATACCTTCTGAGCGGTATATGTCATTTGAGCAACTTCTTTAAATACCTTACCAAGATGTTCAAGACATGGTTCCACTACTGTTTGCATCCATGATTTAATTCTTCTAGTTCCGTATTCATCTTGAGCAAGCAACCCTCTATAAGTTTCATGCTGTGATGAAGTATCGCCTTGCAATGTGCCTGGAACACCAGACATATATTCTATATCACCTTTACCCTGTTCAGTAATAGTATAAAAAGCAGAATTCAATGGGGCTGGAGATATTGGCGTTGGTACTGTGAATCCCTGTCTATACTTTAATAGCGCGCCTGGGGCAGATGAATATTGTTCCCATTGATCTTCATCTAATGCACCCTCTTCATACATCCATCTTAAATTAGAAGCAAGATTAGCATTATGAAGCATTAACTGGTGAGATTTATTTATCTCTTGTTGTTTGCCAACTAAAGGAGTAACCGCACTCATTGGGTATGGTGACCCAGTGTATGTATATGGAATAGCCACTATTGGATACTCTTCATTCTCAAGAAAAATATCAAATAACTCTTTTTCACCAACAACAGTTCTCAGTCTAATTCTTGTCTTATAAAACTTTACAAAATTCTCTATATGTTGTCCAATAGTCTTAGATTGTTTTAGAATTTGGAACTCTTTTTCAGATACAACACGATTTTCAGTAACAGTCATCTCCTTTATAAGTTTCTGTAGTATCTCTTGTTTTTGTTGTTGTACTGCGCTTTGGGCTTCTTTCTGAGCTTTTTCAATCTCTAAAACTGCTCTTTCTTTAATAATCTCACCATTCTCACTGGCTTGTTGTATCTCAAGGATTCTCTCTTTGGTTCTAACTTCCATCTCCTTTGCAAGATCGCTAACAGCCATTTCAGCCTTCTGTTCAGCCTGTCTAATCTGTGCTTCGTCAGGAGGAACAACAACAAATACACTATAAAAAGGAAGTTTTTCCTTCATATAACATTCGTAGTAATCTAGAATATCATCTTGCTCACCATCTGTCTTATATGCATCAAATATATCACCAGCCTGAATACTATCAGATTCAGTAATATCTCTCTGTGAAAGACTTCGATTAGTATTAACACTTCCACTAGCTGTTTTAATCTTTCTTGAGAACTCTGGGAACATTCTCATAAGTTGCTGTCTTGGTAAATCCTTTTTAATTATTATATACGAAGCATCACCAAAACTCAATTCTCTACTCATTGGATCCACATAAACATCAAATGGTTCAATTCTTTTAAATACAACTTCACCCATTCCTCTGTCCATATCAGGATCAACATCAACAAGAAAATATCCAATACCTTTAGTCAATGCATCAAGTATAACCTGTGAAAAAATAGATTTTCCACCAGACAAATCCCACGCATATGCTGCAATATCAGAATGTACAGCAGCTATATCTATGTCAGACTCATCAACTCCAACAGCCTGCCATCTAGGGTTTTTCGCTGTAACAAAGAATTTCATCATTTCTATAGCAGGTGTAATTCTATTGATAATGAAACTTGGCATACCAGATTCCTCTAGTGCGTTCTTATCTTTTTCAGTTAATTGGTCATTAAGGAAAAAGTCATGTCCTTGCTGTTGAACTCTTTCCCAGCGCTGACGATAATCACCATTAGCCCTTTGCCAAAGTTGTATTACTTCTGCTGCTTTATCTTTATTACGTTTTCTAGCCATATTATTTTATCGGAAATGTTATACCAACACCATGAGAATCAGGAACTCTTGGTATTCCCTTACCCATACTTAAAACTTTTCCACCCTTCAACGGAATTATTATTCTTTCATTAAGTAAAATATCTTTTAATGTCTGACCAATTCTTTTTATACCCGCCAGTTCATCTTTTCTCCCTGGTACTGTCAATGGATTTTTCTTTAAGATATTCTTACTTCTTGTAAAATCCTGCCAAACTGATTTTGAACCCCCACTAGGGCTAAATGGCGAACTACTTAAAGCCATTCTAGATTGAAGACTTGAATCATCAGCCTTGAAAGGCTCAAAATATAACTTATCTTTTAAATTTGGCATCTTTTGTAACCCTTTTATATAGTTGATCAACAATCGTATCTTTCACACCAAATGACCAAGATTTAGTCAATGGATGACGATTGATAACTTCGTGAAATTCTTTTCTCAAATCAACACCATCTTTTATGATAGTACTATTAGACACTAATTCACCCATTACCCACTTCATATTACTATCCATATAGCCAACCCTATCTCAACAACTAAATCAGAAATAGTATTATTCATCCACTTCTGTTTAGTACCATACACTTCTTCAGTACCTTCTACAACATATTCATATATCTCCCAAAGCACACCAATGATTACTACAGAAAGAACTGCCCATAAATCTGATGCACCACACCACTGAGCAATCTTACAAATAAAAGCACCTGCTGCCATATGTATTGCAGTCCAATGATCTAACCAAGCGTTCTTTGTTAAATAACCTATTATACCATGATGAAATGTCATTGCCATATTATTCTATTCCTGCTCTAACAATTGCGTTAATATAATTATCTCTTTCTAATTCTCTCTCACTTGCCTTTGTAATAAGATTGCCATCTCTCACTAAATCAGGTATAGGCTTATCCCTATAATCTGGTCCAAATGCATATGATGTAACAAAATCACGAACTGTTGTACTGGGAGAATAATAGCTTGACTTTTGCCCAGGTTTTGAACTATAGGGACCTTTTCTACCTCCAGACATAGCCCGTAATGTCTGTTCTAATGCTTTTCTTCCTTCTTTATAAGTACTGAACTTCAATAATTCCATATTATTTTTTGGGTCTCTTAAATTTCCTGGATTATTGTTTCCTTTAGATTCTCCAGACCTCCATGCTTGGATAAAATCCTGAGTATTCTCTTGTTTCTCTATAACGTCACCAAATCTCTTTATACCTAATCCAAAAAAGTTATCACCAAGGCGAGGGTTTAAATCCATATCCGACATAACCTCTTCCATTGAATGTAAAAAACCTTCATGCATTACTTCTTACCATCTATTACTCCATGAGAAAGCCATCCAATTATAAAAACAAGTACTACTACGAAAATTCCAAGTAAATCTTCCATTAAGCTACTAACCAATGTTTGGCTTTCCTTTTTGGCTTAAACCACTTCTTTTTATTCTTCTCCTTTTGCAAATTTGGCGGAAATGCGTGTACTTGTGCATAATAAAGTGTCTCAATAGTGTCGTCATGAGCCATTTTCGGTCCAAAAGTAACGATTTCGTTGATTAAATCAAACATATTTTCTTTCAAATGTACACTTCCAGTACTAAAACGACCACTTAATCCCGAATAAATACGATTTCTTTTCTGAGTACCACCTGGTTTCTCAGGAATAACAGCTACATGGAACTTATTTTCTATTCTTCTTCTTTCATTTAATGCCTGGAAAATTGAACGATTCATAGCTACATCCTCAACTGTACTAGATGTACAATTATACTTCTCATGTAGTTCCATTATATAATCAACAACACCCTTCCTGCCAATGATATTATTATCATTATCTCTTGATCCAACTGTAGGGATACTTCTATGTCTTTCATATTCAAGAATAAAAAGGTTATTATCAGGATCAATAGCTATAGCCATTATAACAGAATAATCAGAACTCTTTGTATCTATATCAGTAGCGGGGTCACAACCAACAAACGTATTAACAGGTCTTTTTTCACCATCTATTACTATATAATTAATATCATCCTCATTTTTATAATAACCATTCCAGTATTTTATATGTCTTCTAGCCCATACCGCATCATCTTCACTTTGGACTTCCATCATGTACTCTTGGTAAAATTTTTGAGGTTGACCACTATCAGAATAGAACTTCTTCTTTTCTTCTAGTTTCTCTTTATCGAAGAAAGATGACCAAAGTGGCTCACCAGACGGTAAGATTGCCTTATATGTAATTACCCGCCAAGCAAATTCATCACCAGCTTTAACAGCCTTACTATAACTGACAATGAGATTATTAATAAAAGAATCATAGTGAACAGGAGTCCCATTAACACGTAGCCTGCCAGTATGAGGCTCAAGAGCGGGATAAACAACAGCAGTAACAAGATTCGCATTTTTGTCCCTCGCTTCCCTAGTTATTGTATTAGCCTCATGTTCAAAGTCATCCAGAATTATTATGTCGTATCTTTTGTGTAACTTTGCTCCGCCTCGAATTCCTGCTACGTTTGATTTTGATATGAGCTTGCAGCCATTTGAAAGTTCTACGTCTTCTTCTGTCCATTTTCTTCCTTTTAAGTTACCAAAAAAGTATTTGATCTTATCATTAAACTCAAGATGATGTTTTATATAATCCATATTACCTACGCTCAATTTTTGAGTAGCAGATACCCAAGCATAGAATAACATATCATCAGAAGGACAGAATAAGAAATCTTTCAGTATGGATGCTTTAGTTAGAACAGTTTTACCATGACCTCTAGGCAGTATAATAGCAAGTTGCTTTACTTCTTTATCGTCAATAGAATCAGCCATTTCAAAATGGAATGGAGGTGTTTCACTACGTAAAAAATCGTCAGGCAAGAAAAGCTTCCC